GGGTTTAATCTTCAACCAGACAGAGATAATAAGTCAAGGTATGAACCTACCAAGTTATTTGATGCGTTATCGAAGTATGGGAGAAGACCGTCTTTAGTACATGAAGATTGGGCTTTAGCCGAAAGCTTTAAATCTGTACTTAAGGTCTTTGGTGGGCATAGGCAACTTGAGCCAATTGTGGACGTCGAAGAACTACTTGAAGCTGTAAAGCTTGAGAAAGCTTCTGGTGCTCCAGAGTTTACCTCAAAATCAGAGGCATTTGAACGAGACGTTAAGAGGATGGAACGTATTGCTACGGGTACCAAGGCACCTGAACCTTGTGTTGCATACCACAGAGTACAACATACCGTACGTGGACCCAAAACTAGGTTAGTGTGGGGATATCCTTTGGCGATGACGCTCCTCGAGTCGAAGTATGCAAGGCCTTTGATTGATTGGTTTCTAACTCAACGTGGCGTTATGGCTTTTGGCCTGCATCGTCATGAGTTAGCTGCTCGTCTTGTGCGAATCGAGAATTCTGGTGTTAAGTATTGTCTTGATTTTTCAGCTTTTGATTCCTGTTTACATCCAAAGTTGATAGCTATGGCTTTTGGAATTCTAAGGACACATTTTGCTGAGATTGAGGAAAAGGAGTGGGATTCAATTGTACACTACTTTATTCACACTAGGATTATTATGCCTGATGGTTTTGTTTATCAGAAACATCAAGGTGTACCTTCCGGTTCCTACTTCACCCAAATGATTGATTCGGTTGTTAACTTATTAGCATTACAGTACTTAAGTTTTAGGTTAATGAGTCAACCAATCTATCAGGATAAAGTGCTTGTACTAGGTGATGACTCAGTTTTTAGTCTCCCTAAGCACTTCCCGCTCGGCCTGATTAGGAAAGTAATTTCCGAGTTAGGTATCACTGTTAACGAAAGTAAGTCAAAAGTTGTTACAGATGGTTCAATTGAGTTTCTTGGACATGTCTGGCAGCGTGGTTTAGTTAACAGAGATCTGCAAGAAATTGCGAAGAGAATGGCTTTTCCTGAAAGACCACTCAAACTAGACGTGAGGCTTAGAATTGTGACGAGGGTTCTGGCTTATGGCAGTGATGCGTTAGATGCACATTTAATTATCTGTCGTTGGTCACGTTACAAAGGTAATGACATCTCAGCTATTTATTTTAGAGATGTATTAAATGAGCCAATATTCGGCTGGCGCGAATTTGTCTCTGGAGATCGATCAACGTTTAGCTATCCAAAGACGGCACTGGATCAAACATATTTAGGTATCCTGGTC